CGTCGGTAAAATAAAAATTGACCGAGCGATGAAATAAGGCGAGAGAGTCTGGATGATTCTCTCGTATTTTTTTGAGGAACACCATGAATAATGTTTTTGATATTTATAGGCTGAGTACTAAATTCTACAAAGATTACCCTAAAAAACAGTTTCCTGAAATATTAGTTAAACAAGAACGACCTTATAACTGTATTGTTTTTGAATTCCATAAGGATTATTATGTTTGTATTCCTTATCGTACAAATATTAGGCATAGGAACGCATACCATTTTAAAAGTTCCGTTCGCTCTAGAAAAAATCATTCAGGTCTAGACTATACAAAGCTTGTAGTCATTAACGACGTGGAATATTTAGACAAGAGTCCTGACCCAATAGTCGACCATGATGAGTATCTTGAAACAGTACGGAATATTAAAAAGATTGAAAATGAGGTGTTACAATATTTAGATACTTATTGTCAACATCATAATAAACAAAAAATATTACATCTGAGGGAATACAAGCGTAAATATGGTTTTACTACGTTAGACTATTTTCAAGATTTAATACTGTAATAGAATCAACGTAATAGAATAAACCAATTATCGAAAAGTTTTTCTATTGCGTAAATTGCTTACTTTAGGTATAATGATGTCATTACTGAGGCGATTCGCTGCCTATATCCCAAATGCGAGCGTTAAATGAGTTCTATCTTTTACAAGATAGAACTTTTTTATTTGTCAAGCAAAAACTACAAAAATAGAAAAGACGGAACTACCCCGGTACTAATACGGTACTAAGTCGGTACTTCTTTGCACGAATAATTGTGATATGATTAAGATGTGAAAGAATATAGAGAGGGGTGAATGCTATGCCGAGACGACCCGCTCAGCCCTGCAAATTTCCAAACTGTCCAAGGCTCGTACCTTATGGTTTTAAGTACTGCGAGGATCACCAGTGTGTTCTCTCACTTGAGGCGAAGTCAACAAAAGCTAAAGGTTACGACTCTCGTTGGAATAAAGCTCGGATCCGTTTCTTGAAGACACATCCGCTTTGCGTAAGGTGTCGGGCGAAAGGAATGATTACGCCTGCAACAGTGGTGGATCATGTCACTCCTCATCGAGGGAACCAGAAACTCTTTTGGAATCAGGGCAACTGGCAACCTCTTTGTAAGTCTTGTCATGATAGAAAAACTATGATTGAAGACCATACTCCTGTTTATAGATACTAAAAAGGTGTATAATATAAGTAAAACATTAGATATAATTTTAGGAAAATAGTGAAATGAATTATGAAGAATATGTTGAAGAAAAAATAGATTTGCCCACACCTTATCCAATTTCAACGTCTGCTAAAAATGAAAAATATTTTGAGGCACTTCAAAGATATTGTGGAAATCGGTTTGATTACATTAATAGTTTACTTCGTTTAGGGAAGATACCTAATGCTGATGCTAATGCTGTAAAACAAACGGAGCAAACAATTAAGTGTTTGGATGAAATTATTAATGAAGCTCCTCAAGAAAATCACAAGATTTTATACAGAGTCGTTAGCAAACAATTTTTTGAAGAATTAAAATCCGCTTCAGTTTTTTATGAAGAAGGATATTTAAGTACTACAAAAGCAGACTTCTGGGCGGAAGAGAAAGCTAAGGATAAGGATGGTAAGGGCGAAAAAATAATTATTTCATTATTTGTGTCAGAGGATATAAAAAGAATTGATGTTAGTAAGATTAAATATGGAAGTCTAGATAGTTCAGAATTTGAGGTTCTTCTCGAAAGGGATACGGTTTTAAGGAAGAAAGACAACGATCCTAAACAATTTATAGTATCTAAAATATAATATTATAAGGGTAGGGGGGATAAAATTTCTGTGAGCTATCTCTCACAAGACCGTGGCCCCCTCAAACGTGCATTTTCGCAAAATGTAAAAGGGGTATATTTTTTGAAGAAATAAATAACTGAAAAACAAGCTGTAACAGGAAGTTATGGCTTGTTTTTCTTTCGTTTTATGATTTAAAAGGTTAGAGATTTCAGTAAAGAAAGGAGACAGAAATGGACGATTTTCAGAGAAAACAGATTAGAAAACTACGTTCTGAAGGTTTGGGATACCAATCGATTGGAAAGATAGTCGGTTTGTCTAGGGATTCTGTTCGCAATTACTGCAAACGAAATCCGGAACTATTGGGCTATCGAAATGCCGTCACGAAGATGATGAAAGACCAAGCCAGTGGTCTTCCTTGTTGCCTTCACTGTAAAGAAACCTTTATCCCCAAAGGAACTGGTCGACCTAAGAAGTTTTGTTCAGATACTTGTCGGAGATACTGGTGGCAGGACCATCCAGAATTACACCAGAAACAAAGTACAGCTTACTATGATTTGGCTTGCCAACATTGCGGTAAGTCTTTTTTATCATACGGCAATGCGAAGCGGAAATTTTGTAGCCATGCCTGCTATATTCAATCTCGTTTTTACTAAGGAGGTAGTATGAAAGTCACACAAGATATGACATGGGTCTCTTTATCCATTGACTCTTTAAAACCAGCGGCTTATAACCCACGAAAGAAACTTAAGAAGGGTGATAAGGAATACGAAAAAATCAAGAAATCCATTGTGGAGTTTGGTTATGTTGACCCGATTATTGTTAATTTCGATGGCACTGTAATTGGAGGCCATCAACGACTGACCGTCTTATCTGACTTGGGCTATAAAGAAGTTCAATGTGTTCAGGTTCGAATTGAGGATGAGAATAAGGTAAAGGCCCTGAATGTTGCTTTAAATAAAATCACAGGCGCGTGGAATGAAGAACTTCTCGCAGACCTGATGGTGGACTTGCAAGATGCGGATTTCAATTTAGACCTAACCGGTTTTGAAGCCCCAGAAATCGATCAGCTATTTTCTAAGGTTCACAACAAGGAAGTGAAAGAAGATGACTTTGATGTAGATGGGGAGCTGACAAAACCGACTATCTCGAAACAAGGAGATATCTGGCATCTTGGGAAACACCGAGTGATTTGTGGTGATTCTACAAAGCCAGAAACTTATCAGCTTCTCCTGGGAGATAAGAAGGCCAACCTTATCATAACTGACCCTCCTTACAATGTTAATGTGGAAGAAACAGCGGGAAAAATCAAAAATGATGATATGTCCGATGCGGATTTTTATCAATTCCTTTTTAGCATGTTTGTCAATGTAGAACAGTCCATGGAGGATGATGCTTCTATCTATATTTTCCATGCGGATACAGAAGGACTGAATTTCAGAAGGGCCTTTAAGGATGCTGGCTTTTATCTGAGCGGTTGTTGCGTTTGGAAAAAGAATGCTCTGGTATTAGGTAGAAGCCCTTACCAGTGGCAACATGAGCCAGTTCTTTATGGTTGGAAACAAAAAGGGAAGCACCAATGGTTTTCTGACAGAAAGCAGACGACCATTTGGGAATATGACCGTCCAAAATCCAGTAAGGAGCATCCAACTATGAAACCTGTTCAGCTCATGGCTTATCCGATTCAAAATTCTTCTATGCGAGGGACTCTTGTTCTAGACCCATTTTTAGGCAGTGGCTCTACCCTGATTGCGGCTGATCAGACAGGTCGAATTTGTTATGGCATTGAACTGGATGAGAAGTTTGTCGATGTTATTGTCAAACGCTACATGGAAGCAACAGAAAAGACGGAAGTGAAACTAATCCGTGAAGGCAGGAACTTAACTTTTGAAGAAGCTGTGAATGAAATGGAGGAAGCATAATGACGATAACTTTTCTGGATTTCTTTGCAGGAATCGGTGGCTTTCGTTGTGGATTAGAGTTGGCGGGAATGAAATGTATTGGCTATTGTGAGAAGGATAAGTTTGCAAGAAAATCATATGAAGCCATGTATGAAACGAAAGGAGAATGGTTCCATGACGATATCACAAGCATCAACCCAGTACAACTTCCAAAAGCAGATTTATGGTGTGCGGGAAGCCCTTGTCAAAATCTGTCTATCGCAGGAAAGCGAGCCGGATTATACGGTGAACGAAGTGGACTCTTTTTTAGATTTGTTGCTTTGCTCGAAAGCCAAGAAGAAAAGGATAAACCCGAGTGGATACTCCTTGAAAATGTTAAGGGACTTTTATCAAGCGGCGGGGGACGAGATTATCTTGACTATCTCTCTAGTCTGGGGCAAGCAGGGTATGACCTCGAATGGCAGATTTTTAATTCCAAAGATTACGGAGTCGCACAAAACAGAGAACGAGTCTATACTCTCGGACATCTTAGAAGCAGAGGTAGACGACAAGTATTACCTGTCCGCAGAGAAAGCAGCAGCCATCTTAAGCAGCTTATAGGTGGCATGCAAAGTTACAGAGTTTATGATACTTCTGGCATTTCAACGACTCTTGTTGGTGAGGGAGGCGGAGTAGGTGCTAAAACAGGACTTTATATGATTGACCAATCTTTGACAGCTCCCAAGGTAACAAATACAGCACGATGTATCACTGCTCGCTATACATCAGGGGCGACAAAAAGAACAGCTATGAATACAGCAGTTTTAGAAGTTGCTGAGCAAGAGGGGATAAAGGTTCGCAATGGTACTAAGAAAGGTTATCAAGTTGCGAATGTTGGAGATTCAGTTGATTTATCTTATCCAGGATCCAGAACAAGAAGAGCACGAGTTGGAAAAGGATTGGCTCATAACCTTTCTTGCGGAGGGCAAATGGGAGCTGTTGTCTGGAAGGGAAAAACAGTTAAGATTCGAAGATTGACTCCTAAAGAATGCTTCAGGCTTCAAGGATTTCCTGATGAGTTATTTGAAAAAGCTTGTGCCGTAAATTCGGATGCTCAGTTGTATAAACAAGCAGGTAACGGTGTGACAGTATCAGTTGTATTTGCTATTGGGAAAGCCATTCTAAATGCGATAAAGGAAAATCATGACGAATAATCTTCCTGAATCAGAAACCAAGCAATATCTTGAAAAAATTGCTGTTCAATTGGGGTCGTTTCCATCGATATCACCAGTTTCCAAAATACAACTTCAGGAACTGCTTATGCATATTAAGAGGGCATTGAAGACCAATCAGTTTGGTTATCTAGAATTGAAATATATCAATCAAATGATTGAGCAATTGATTGTGGAGACCACTCTTGAAAGTCAAAAAATATTCGAATAATTATCTCTTCTAACTGGATAAATATGTATAATAGAGGTATTATACCATTGAACATATTGAACCCCAAAGGAGAACAAAGATGAATGCAAAGATTGTAGAATTATTAAAAAAGCGGTATTCTGCTGGAACAAGGGTGCGGCTCTTAAAAATGGAAGACCCGAATCCAGTGCCAATTGGTATGTTGGGAACGGTGGAAGATGTAGATGATATTTGTTCCTTGGTTGTTCAATGGGACAATGGCCGAAAACTCCATGTGTTACATGGGATTGATGAAGTAGAGAAAATCGATTCATAAGAAATTAAGCCTTTGGGCTTTTTCTTGTGGGCTGAAGGGGGTGAGGGCATGGCACAGAAGGGCAGAAAGCCCAAACCAACCAGTTTGAAAATTTTAGAAGGGAATCCTGGCAAGCGCCCGCTTCCAAAGAATGAAATTCAGCCTAAGAAGAAAGCTCCTAGATGCCCTTCCTGGCTTGAAGAAGATGCCAAGAAAGAATGGAAGCGTATGGGCAAAATCCTAGAAGGATTGGGACTTTTAACTGATATGGATATGACAGCTTTTGCGGGTTACTGCCAAGCTTATGCACGCTGGAAGGAAGCAGAAGAGTTTCTTTCAAAACATGGTTCTATTATTAAAACTCCCAATGGCTATCTCCAACAAGTGCCACAAGTTTCTATTTCTCAGACCAATCTTAAAATCATGCTCAAATTCTGTGAACAGTTTGGCTTAACTCCATCTGCCAGAACACGGCTGGCTTCAATGGATACAGAAGTGGGGTCAGGTGATGAAATGGAAGATTTACTAGGAGGGCGCTTATGACGTATCACTATATCCCTTCTCCCTTCATGCTTCCAACTTCTCATTATGATGAGAAGAAGGCAGACCGGGCAGTAACCTTCATTCAGAATCTCTGCCACACCAAAGGGCGCTGGGCGGGACAGAAATTCTTATTATTACCCTGGCAGGAACAAATTGTACGTGACCTTTTTGGTATCGTAAAGGAAGATGGGAATCGACAATTCCTGACGGCCTATGTAGAGATTCCCAAAAAGAATGGGAAGTCTGAACTGGCTGCTGCGATTGCTCTTTATCTCTTATACGCCGACGGAGAAGCCAGTG